ATTCATTGAATTGTTCATATTCTTTGAGGGCGGATTTGTGAGTGAATGCTCTGTGGTACAAAGAAAGATTCTTAATCTTTGTACCAACAAGCTTTTCAATATCTTGTTGATTGAAGTTCATATTGTTAAGAGGTGTTATTTTTTTAAGCCTTCTTCACGTAGTGTGGAGAGAGGTACTTTTGGAGGTTCAAGTAGGTCACAACAACGTCAGCTGGTGGTTGCAACAAATCCTTGAGCTTTTCGTCCAAGATAAGTTGGCGACCGTTGTCTGGATGCTTAAGACCGTTATCGGTGATGTACTTATTGACAAACTTAGTAACTTCGGAGCGAGAGATCAATTCTCCTTCACCAAGTCCCAAGAACTCACGCAACTTAGGTGTCACTTCTTGCTTACGGTTGAAACCATTGTTAGCAGCACGCGCCTTAGCCTTTTCGCCATCTGGGTCCTCTTGGGTGCTCTTAACCTTGCGGATAAGCTTGGTGAGAGCCTTAACATCGGCGCGGAGAGCAGCAATTTCAGATTGGATGGTTTCAAGAGACATGTCTATCTTATACCTTCTCTTGTGTCATAATCTTTAAGTCATGAAAATAAGAAACAATATAGTAATCGTAACCAAAACTAGTAGTGTATAGTCTTTCCAGTTATAACTTGAAAATTCAACACCCCTTGGAAGTCTTTCTATAATTCTAAATGGTTCTTTTGGGTATTTTCCAGGACATCCGCCATCACAACAAGTTTCTTCTGGACATGGGATAACATTTGGACCTCTTCTTACCCCACAAAACTGCTCTTTCTTTGGGTCACTTACATTTGAATACGCGTAGCATCTACATTCATCAATGATACTACAGACCATTTATTATGTAGCAATATAATAATGGATACTGAGATTTATTCAGAAGCTGTCATCAATCGGTTTTTGAAGAAAAATTTGTTCTTTAATGATACGGTTTTAGAACGATATTATCAGACTAATAACTTAGTTGCTTTTAGAAAACGAGTTCACAGACTTCACAAAGATAAGACATTTGAAACAATCGTCTATGCGATTGTAACAGATAGTGTGAGAGACGTGATTCTTAAAACCGCTGCCGAAATTTCAGAATTTCTCAAGCCAATGGGCGATCTTATTGTATCTGGGGGTGAAGCATTCAATATGTATCTTGATAGAAAAGATCGTCTCATCACAAGTGATATTGATACAAAGTTCGTTCCAAGATTTACTTACGATGATAAATATTTCGGTAAACTTCAGGCTACCAAATTATTATTATGGAACAAGCTTGGTGAGATTTCTAAGCGTATAGGAGAAAAAGTAAAATCTCGTATTTCTAAAAACACAAAAATTGCACGCTTCATCGGTTTGAATTTCGCTGAATCTGGTCCATATGTAACAAGGCGATACATTCTTATTAAAAAAAAGAAAACACAAACACGGGGTGCCGAACCTTCAAAGAGAGACGTTTTCATTGACGTTGAATTGTTTGCTCTTGATCTTAATATACGATACTTTTCAATTGGAAAAGGTCGTATTACACAAGAAGTTCTTGGTGGCATTCTCGATATTCCATTTATGAGACCCAAAGAATTTGGATACGAAGTCATTGACGCGAAGAAATTGGGTGTTACATACAAGAACAAAGACACGGGATCAATTGTTCATGATAAGAGATTGTATGTCGCGGGAAAGAGGTTTCTACTCGATGACGTGTATCTTATGCAGAAATTAGGTCTTCGACCGGAAAAGAAGGAAAAAGATAGACAGCGTATGTACAAACTTGCCAAGATGATTGTAAAAAATGCAAATGTTCGCCCAACTGATGATATAAATACTATTTATGAACATACTCACGATAGAACGAATACGCCACAGTTTAGAACATTGAGAAGTGGTTCCGTAAATATGTCCCAAGCTGCGCGCGTAGATCCAATGAAATATTTGGAATATACAACCAAACCAAACGAAGACCGCGTTTCAAAACAATTAGTATACGGTGTGAAGACTTCAGTACCAACCATAAGTGTTCCCGGATATGTCAGAACCCATGGAAATCAACGTTTTGATCTCAATAAACAAGAGTGGGTAAAAAATACTTCACCAACTTACATTAGAAACCAATATAACTACAGACCAACTACAGGAAAGAGTATTTCATCTAATATAAACACAACGAAGCTGCTTTACGGCTATAACCCAGTTCGCGATAAATGGGTTCCAAGATCGATCATAAAGAGATCGTCACAAATACCGTTTGTTGGTTTAAAGAATTGAGTCACAACTTGTATATAATGTTGTACAACGCCCCAACTAAAGGTGATGATGGTCTCTATTTTGTAAAGGCTCTCAATGATTCTAAGAGAAAGTGTCTTGTCCAATTGAATAAAGTTAAGATTTCCGAATTTTCAGGCGGTGATGTTGTTCTCGATCTCGTCACTGAAGCCAACCTTGCTAAGATTCAATCGATCGATGAACAGAACCTCGTAGCCGCTCAGGAAAATAGCGAAGCTTGGTTTAATAAGCAACTTTCTGAAAATGTAATTAAGAGTGCATACACTTCGAGTATTGCAGATGGTCAACTTACAGGAGAACGTATTGGAATCACTAAAGTTTTTAATTTTGAACAGGAAGAAGTCGATTATGAAGATGTCCAAGTTGGTAAGTCTTGTGATGTTATTCTCGAATTTGCTGGTATCTGGTTTGCCAAGAAATCTTTTGGTTCTTTGTGGAATATTGTCCAACTTAGAGTTCACCCAGACCCAATCTTAGATACATACCCAGACGGATATGCTTTTGCAGAAGACGATTCTGAAGAATAAAAAAATTGTTAACATATATAAAAGATGATGAAGAAAGGACGTGCCCAAAACCTCATGATGTTGGCTGCTCTCGTTGTGTTGGTTGCTTTGCTCTTCACTATGACTAAAAAGTCACAATACTCTGTTTCAGAACGCGAATACGCGGCGTTTGATCTCTCACCAGCCGCTGGTCCAGCTGCGGCTCCCGTGAAGAATGGTTGTGGAATGGAAAAGGGTGTTGGTTTGGCATCCTCCCTTCTCCCACGGGAAGTTGCTTCTCAGGAAGATTTTGGTGAGTTTGCCCCAGAAGACATCCTTAAGGGACAAAACTTCCTCGAACCACGTCAACAAATTGGTTTCCCAGAAACCATTGGCGGCGCTCTCCGTAACGCGAACCAACAAATTCGGGCGGATCCACCAAACCCCAAGGACGGTTATGTCTGGAATAACAGTACCATCCCCCGTGATGAAATGCAACGCGATTTGTGCTAATTTCGCTTAAAGATTAGATCTTAGCTTTATGTAAATAATGTCAGTACCTAATGAACTTTCCGCGAGTGTTTCCAAGTTAGTGGAACTCTCTAAACAACTATCTGAAGCAAAATCTGATATCAAGATTCTCAATCAAGAAGAAAAGCGCCTCAAGGAGGCTGTGAAGAAGCATATGATTGACCAGGGTATTGATACCATTAACCTTAGGAAAGGAAAGATCAGCTTACGTAAGTCTGTCCGCAAGGGTAGTATGAATAAGGATGCTATCCGCGAGGGTCTCCTTAAATTTTTTGGCGGGGATGAAGCCAAATTAGAGGGTGCTCTTAATGCCATCCAGGACAACCTTAAAGTAAAAGAATCAACCTCACTCTCGTTAACTGGGATAAAAGAGAAGCCCGAAAAGGAAGATAAGTAGACACCATGGTTTGGAGTCAGTATGTATACGAAGCTACAGAGGGATATGACGTTATCCCCAGTGATGAAGAAGATATGAATGATGAACTTCATCTCAGTATTGAGGATTGGCAAATCAAGTACTCAGATGAACTGTGGGCGTTGTGGGATATAATTCAACAACTCCTCAAGGATGCGTACTTGGAACACACACTCCTCACAGAGTGTGACTTCTCGGATTTTGCGGAGTTTTGTTACACCGAACACGATGATGATTGTGATTATGTATGGATACCATATGAGTTCCACTTGTCATACATTTGGAGTCGTGTCCAGGAGTGTGTAGATGATTTGGGAATGTACAATGAAATTATGTCTGGTGCAACATTTGACCATTGGGTCAGATTTGTAGCTCAACATAGTATACAAAATAATATAACGGTATATTAAACCATGCTCCCCGATATCACATCCCAAAAAGTCGCTATTCCAGCCGCACTTTTTTTGGCGCTCAGTCCAGGCGTTCTTTTGACCACCGACGGTCGCAGTCTCAAGGTCAGAAACGGGAAGACCAATCAAATGGCTATTTTCTTCCACGCCCTTGTATTCTTTCTCGTTTACAGTCTCATTGCGAAGGCGATGGGTCTTGTTTTGACGAAGACCGACTTAATCGTAACAACAGCTCTCTTCTTGGCACTCAGTCCAGGTCTCTTGTTGACTATCCCACCAGGTTCTGGCGGTCTTCTCCGATCTGGTCAAACCAGCCTTCCAGCGGCTTTGACTCATGCGATCGTTTTTGCGACCATTTTCGCGCTTTTGCGACGCCAATTTCCTCAGTTCTATTAAATAAGAGGATGAAGTATCTCGTCTTGGGTCCGGCATCGATGGGTATATATTCGCAGGTTGGTACTCTAAAGGCACTTGAATCCAAACTTGTCGATGTGAAAGAAATATCTGGATCATCGGCGGGGTCTATTCTAGCTTTATTTCTAGCCTTGGGGATGTCCATTGATGAGATTTTGAGTGTTTCTTTATCTTTAGATGTCCCCAAATTTGTTAAATTGCGAATAGGCTCATTCTTTAACAAATTTGGTTTTGTTGATTTGGAACCTATTCGTGAAAAATTAGTTGAAATATGTGGGTGTGACCCCACGTTTGAGGAGTTGGATATGAAGATTTATGTGTCTGCATATTGTTTAAATTCTTCAACTACTGAATATTTTTCTCGTGATACTCATCCCAAAATGAAAGTGATAGACGCAGTTTGTATGAGTATGTCAATACCTCTTATATTTGCATGTGGTAAATATGATGGTAAGACTTATATAGATGGTGGAACACAAGAACAATGTCCAATGATCCCATTTTTAGATAAGAAACCTCATGAAATTACTTGTGTTAAGTTAAAAATGGATAGAGTGTACCAAGAAGAAATAAATAATCCCCGACAATACGTCGAAGCTCTTATCAGATCTTCGCTTTCTAATAGAATTGAATATAGTGAATATATAAAAATAATCGAAATAAATGTAGGTGATACAAATATTTTCGATTTCAATATGTCTTACGAAGATAAGATTAGGTTATATAATATAGGTTACTCAACAATCAAATAATTCCTCACACTTTTTTGTCAGTTTAATATAAAATGATAGACGCGTGCGATCCAGACGCGAATATAGACAATCTCCGACAGTTGATTAGACTCAACACTGGGGTAGATATTAAACTTACAAAAAAAGAAATATGCGAAGCGTACGATCAAATCCAGGAAGGTAAATTGCCACTTCCACCATTAGTTATGAATTCAAGCAGAACTTATTTAGTTGATAAAAAGTCTCCTTTGAAGCCAACCGATTATGAACTTTTGTTTGATGCAGCAACAAAGCGGGTAGATCTTAAACGAATCGCTCGTAAAGTTAATCTTAAAAATGTTGAGCAGATGACTAAAACGCAGATTGTTGACGCAATTGGAAAGCGTCTTAGATATATGAAAATTCACGAACCTGTTAAGATTGCGAGACGAACACAGGTTTCTGTAACCAAAAACACAGTGGTGAATGGTTACAACACTAATATTAACACAGTGGTGAATAACTTCAATAAGGTAAATAACACAGCAGTGAATAACTTCAATAAGGTAAATAACACAGCAGTGAATGGTTACAACACTAATATTAACTCAGCTATGAATAACTTCAATAAGGTAAATAACACAGCAGTGAATACCAATTTGAACAGAGTAAATAACACAGCAGTGAATACCAATTTGAACAGAGTAAATAACACAGCAGTGAATACCAATTTGAACAGAGTAAATACTAATTTGAATCGGGCTAATACATCCATTAATCGCCCTAAAAATAAACCTTCGAAGGTAACCTTTCCAATGGGTGGTCTTTTCGCGAAAGGTGAGAAACCAAAATTTTTGGGTGGTGTGAGAAGTGCAGTTAAACCAGCTCGATCAAATGTGAATATTCAACCAAAGAAAAAGGGTTTCTTTGCAGGTTTGTTTGGTGGCGGTAAAAAAGAGGAGAAGAACTTTATCGCTGCCAATAAGTTTGGTGGTTCAAAACCGGGTTACGTTTTTCGAAAAGGTGAAAATGGGTTGGGTTACTACTTAAATGCAGGTGTGGTTCAAGGACCACAAATACCACTTGCAACCAATATTATTCAGCCAACTCCAGTCGCTCCAAAAAATGAAGATCTTTCAGTTGATTTGGCAGTTGTCAGAATAAAGCAACTTTCTCTCAAGCGTGAGAAAAAATTTATTGACGAAATTTCCAATGGAATTTCTAAAAAAAAGGATGTTGTACAAAGAGCTGAACAAGCTAAAAAAGAAGAAGATGATCTTGTTGGTTTCTTAGAACAACTTGAACTTTCAAATACAAACAGAGCTGCTTTTATTCAACGAATGACTACAAATGATTTCAATTCACTCAAGGTTGAAGCTCAACTCAAGAGTGACGAAAAACGCAATGTTGTTCGAACAAATGAAGAAAAAATGGCTATGTTTCTTGAAACCACTACATTGGATGCGGCGAACAGACAAACCTTCCTCAACAAATCTAAACAAGAAGGTGCGAACATTGACACACTCATTTCGGAAGCTAGAAAACTTCAAGAAGTGAGAAGATCTGTTAAACTTCAACAAAAGCAAGCGCAATTTAAGGAGCTTCTTAGTGAATATGCGTTGAGTAATGATGATAAAATGGCTTTAATACAGCAAGTTACGGAAACCGCTAATGTGAATTCAATGAAGAGATTAGCTTCAGAACTTGTGGCTAAGAGAAAAGATGAAAAGAAGAACATTATTCAACAAAATCTTCTTACGTTTTTGCAACCATTAGAAATTCCACAATCAAACAAGAATATGATTTTACAAAAATCTCGTGTCACGAATGCTAACATAAATACATTGAAGAGAGAAGCACTCAATATTGAGAAAAAACGAAAACAGGAAGATATTACCAACGACAAAAAGAGGTTAATGAATCGTTTGGAACAAATTGGTCTCGGTCAAATTAACCAAAACAGTATTGTTAAAAAATTCAACAGTGGCAATCGCAATGTTGATAAGTTGATTGAAGAAGCCAAAGAATTGCAACAACGAAGAAACCAAGAAGGTCTTAACACAAAGCGCAAGGAATATAGCGCGTTCTTGAACACACTTCAAAATCTTACACCTGAAGATAGAGAACAACTTTTGAACAGTGGTAATTTTAACCAAAATAAGGCAAGAAATTTGTCCAAAGAACGAGCTGCACAAGCTAAAGCTATGCAAACGGAAAACTTTTCAACCTTCTTGAACCAATTGGGTCTCACCGGTCAAGATAAAACAAATATGATTGGTTTGTTCAATGGTAACACACTCACAATGAATGCTCTCAAGAGAAAGGCGACCGAACTAAGAAACAAGAGAGTTGGTGAGAAAAGACTTGCCAATAGAGATGTACTCAAGAAGAACCTTGAAAACGCAACCAATCTTGAAAATGCTGTGAAAGTTGGCATTATGAAAAGATTTGAAGATGGTGAAGCAAACCTTACCACTCTTCGCACAGAAATCACACAACTGATACAAAACACAAAGAACGCTCGTTTAGCTAACAAGAAGCAAAAGCTTGCAAAGAATGTTCAAAACAGTTCTCTTTCACAAGCTAATAAAAACGCATTTATCCGAAAGTTGGATGATACCAATTTGAATCTTAATGCGTTACGTGGAGATTTTATTACCATGATCGAAAAAGCCGTTGAAACACAGCGAGCTAAAGATCGTGATGAACTCGAAGAGTATATGATATCTAAAAAGATGTCCAACACAAACCGCGGTGCAATTCTCAGTAAATTCAATGCGAACAGTAAAATTTCTTTGATTGCATTGAAGCAAGAAGCGAACGCGTTATTGGAACAACGGTTTGTGGCTAAACGCATGGAAAATGCTGCCAACTTAAACGCTTATGGTAGAAAGCTTGGGCTCAACAATGCGACCATAACTACACTTACCAATAAGTTGAACCGAGAAGATCTCAATTCTCTTAAGGCTGAAGCCAATAGAATTGCTGAGAAAAAGGCTAGCAACTTGAAGGAAGCCGAGAACAAGGAATTGAACAAGTACATGACTAACATTGGTCTTAACGCTAATAACAAGAGAAATGTACTCAATCAAAAACTCCCTCTCAACAACGCAAAGAGATTTGCGAACGACCTTCTCCAAAAGAAGATTGCCGAAAAGAGAAATAAGAATAAAGCTGCACTTTCGGTCATTCTTAACAAATTGAACATTACCAACACCGACAGAAACCAATTCTTCAATAACTTGAACAAGGGTGTTGATGTTCGTATGATCAAACAAAATGCTATCAAGTTCTCGGGTGAGAAAAAGAAGATGGTCAAGGGATACCAACGACAAGATCTCATAGCTCACCTCTCCCAATTGAAATTGAACAATGGAGAACAAAGATCATTCCTTAATGCGTTTAACAGAAACGCGGATGACTTGAATAGCATCAAAAAACAAGCTTCGGAATTTGCTGAAAAGAAGATAGATCAACAGAAGAAGGAAGTTAGAAATGAACTTCTTGCATACTTGAATAGTCTTAAACTAGAAAAGACCAACATAAATTCAATTATGAAAAACTTTAACGATACAACAACAAATGTTGGTGTTCTTAAAGCCCGGGCTAAAGAAATTGCAAATTCTAGGGATCATGAGAGATGGGTTGAAAGTAATGGGGAATTTAGAAACTATCTTGAAACATTGGAAAATCTCACCAATCAAGATCGTGTCAATATAACATCAAACATAAATAGTTCATTTGTCAATTGGAATGCACTCAAAAAGAAGGCTACCAATTTGGCTGTCAAGAGAGCTTCTAATAGAAGAAAAGGACAACGTGAAGAACTTAATAAATTAATGACAAATTACGGGTTTAGTAATAACTCAAAGAAGGTAATTCTTGACAAATTTGATGATCAAGTTGCAAACCTAACCACACTCAAGAATGAAGTTCAATCCCTGAAAAAACAAATGAACCAACAAAAGGCTTTGAAAAATAAACAAGAATTTGTGAATTTCTTGTCTAAACTCAATCTTAACAAATCTGATAAGAATGGATTGTTGGAAAAGTACAGTAATGGTACATCAACATTGAACAATCTCAAGAAGGAGGCGACAAATCTTGTGAATACAAGAAGAAAGACCAAGCGTGATGAATTGTTCTTCTACATTTCAGAACTTGGTCTCGAAGAGAAGGATAGAAATCTCATAATGAATAATTTCAATAACAAGCCAAGTGACTTTAACTCTCTCAAGAACAAGGCGCAGCAGCTCAAGAAAGCTGCCAACGCTGCGGAGTTGGCAAAGATCCGCAAAGAACTTTCGGAATACCTTCAAAGTTTGAATATGCTTACTAATGAAAATCGAAAGGCATTGATTAATACACCGGGTGCTTCCACTCAAAATATTCGTAACAAAGCAAACAATCTTCAACAGCAGCGAGTGATTGCAAAGAAAACTGCAGAAGCTACGAAACTTGCGAATGCTGCTAAGAATTTGCCCGAAGAAAACCGCAAATACGTCATTGACAAGTTCAATACACAAAATGTTACATTGGAGTCAATGTTGAACGAAGTTGCGGATCTAAAGAAAAAGATTGTGAATGCTAAGAGAGCTTCGGAAAGAGTGGATCTTTATCAATACATTAACAATATCAACTTACCCGTTCAAGAGAGAAAACTTATTATGTCACAGTTTGATCAGACAAATACGAATTTGGCTACAATGAAAGGTAAAGCTAATTCTTTGAAAAGGGAATATGAAGAGAAAAAGATTGCCGCTAATAGATCTGAACTTGAGAAGTATATGAAAAATAGTCTCAAACTCAGTCAAACAAATATAAATTCTATATTGAATAAGTTTAATGCGGGTCAAAGTACTCTACTTTCACTCAAAGCCAATGCTGAAGAGTTGTTGGCTCAAAGAAAGGATGAAAAGCGACTTGCAAACAGAAATGAACTGCTTGCCTACTTCAAAGAGATTGGTCTCTCCGAAGAAAATGGAAAGAGTGTTTTGAACAAATTTAATAGCACAAACATACCATTGAATGGAGCTCGTAAAGAGGCTGCCACTCTTTTACAGAAACTCATTACACAAAAGAGAGCTCAAAACCGAGTCGCGTTGAAAGAGTTTATGAATACTCTTCAAAATCTTAATAATGTAGGTAAAAAGGCAATTCTCAAAGAATATGATAGTGAAACCGCAAACTTGAATACTCTCAAGAACAAGGCTTCACAAATAAATGCAGCTACCAAAAATAAGGCTGAACAAAGACGCGAATTGTACAGATATATTAATAGTTTGGGTATAAATGCCACCCCTTTCATGAATAAATTTGATAGTGGAAAGGGTACATTGAATAGCCTCAAAGCCAATGCCAATAAAACAAAGGCTGAACTTAACGCCAGGGCTATCGATAAAAAGAAAGATGATCTTCGAGCATTCATGAATAACACGAGAATTTCAAACGCAAATAAGAATTCTTTCCTCAACCGTGTCAATCTTAATACCAACCTTAACACAATAAAGAAGGAAGTAAGAATGCTCAATGCTACAATTGAAAACAAGGAACAAAAAATTGCGGGTAAAAAGACGGAACTTCGTGTATTCTTGAATACATTGAATAATGTAACTCCACAAAACAAACAAAAATTGATTGCCAAGGTTGTGAATAACTCAACCAATATAAATCAACTCAAAAATGAAGGTCGTGTATTGAATAAGGCTGTTAAGAATAAGAGAGCCGAAGCACAGCGTCTTAAGGAAGAAGAAGAAGCTCGTAAGATTGCTGAAGCCAAACTCAAAGATGAAGCACGACTCGAAAGTCACTTGAAGGGTCTCAAAGATCTCACAGCTAACAGAGTTGAATACTACAAGGGAGAACTCGCTGGCGAAAAAGCAACTCTTGCAGCTTTGATGGCTCAATCCAAAGATGAAGACAAAAAACAAAAATCCGAAAAAACCTTGTTTTACAACTACATTCGCAATACAAAGATGCAACAAAACAGAAAGAAGAATTACATTGCAATGGTAAAGGCGCCGAGATCTGATATAGTTGCAATCAAGAAGCTTGTGAATGCGAATATTGAAGCTATCCGTCGTCGGGAAGTAATATTTGCGGAAGAACAAGAAGCCAATCAAAAGAAGAGAGAAGAAGAAGCTAAGAAGAAACTTGAACAAAATCTTCAAGTACTCTCTTCAGAACTTCAAAAGCTTACAAATCTTACGGATGAAGATCGCACAATGTATATGAATAGTTTGAAGGCGAGACCAACTACTTTTGACATGGTGATTAAACAAGCCCAAAATAAGAATGGTGGTGTGAAACGGCGAAAAGCAATGGCTGAAGAAGAACGTAAAAGATTAGAAGAGATTTCGAAACAAAAGGCAGAAGAAGCGCGCAAGGACAGAAATAAAACAACAAAGAACCTTGCGGAGTCTCTCCAATCTCTTTCAACTCTTACACGAGAGAATCGTAAGAAGTTCATGAATAGACTTCAACAGAATAACCCAAGGATAATTCTTTCTAATGCGATGAATCTGAATAAAGAGCGTAAGGCTAAGGCTAAGGCTGAAGAAGAGCGAAGACAAGCTGAGGAAGCTGCTAAGAAGAAGGCTGAAGAAGAGCGAAGACAAGCTGAGGAAGCTGCTAAGAAGAAAGCTGAAGAAGAGCGCAAGGTTAGAAATGCACAAACTAAGAAGGTTGCAACTAACCTCCAAGGTCTTAAGTATCTCAAGCGTGACAACCGTATAAAGTTCATGAACAAACTTCCACAAAATGGTGCTAATAAAGTGCTTGCTAACGCCAAGAAACTTGATCAAAATAGAAAAGAAGATGAAGCATCAACTAGACGCGGTATTGAATGGAAACTCAAAAAGATTGGTGTTACAGGTTCCGATCTCCAAGGTTTTATGAAGAGATGGGACGTTTCCAAGGATAAGGGTATCTTTGATGAAGCCCGTAAGATAATTGCAAAGAAGAGAGACCCATTGCTTGCGAGAATTAAGCGTAATGTTCCAGCTAGTAATAACTTCTCACAAGCGCAAGTGAAGTGGTCTGCGGCAATTCGTGAAGCGACTGACGACGCTTCACTCCAAAAGATTGAAAGACTTTTGGATACCAAGTTGAAGCTCAAGGCTAGAACTGAAGCCGAAGTTAAGAGTCTTCCACCACGAGAACAAACTCGTTATCTCAAGAACTTCATGGCTTACAAGAATGATGTAGCCCAGAGAACTCAAGAGTTGGACAAATTTGTGAAGACTAAGCGTAACGCTAAAGATGCAGCTACGCGTGAAACCGCTACTAAGCTTAAATCATTTAACAAATTGGAGAGACAAAATAGACAAAGTTTCATGAACCGTGTAACCAAAGGTGAAAATAGCGAGATGGTATTGAGAAATGCTGAGAAGTTGCAACGTAATCGCAGTGCGGCTGCACGTCTTGAAGCTCAACGTAAAGAACGAGAAGAAAGAGAGAGGCAGCAAGTGCGAGAGCGTGAAGAAAAAGAAAGAAAGCAACGTGAATATGAGAAACAAAAACAAACCAAATTAAGAGCAAATACGGCTAAGATGCTTCAAGGTATGTCCGGTCTCGAAAGATCTAATCGAAAAGAGTTTATGAATAGATTAAATAGAGGTAATGATCCAGCTAGAGTTATTTCTAATGCCAGCGCTAGAAATCAAAAAGCTCGAAGCCGACCAAAAACTGTTCCTCAACAGCCACAGGGTCGTGTAGCAGGAAAAACAAAGAAGATGAAGGCGAAAAATCGTGCGAGAATACCAAATACTAGACCATCTTATGGTTCTAGAACTAAGAAAAAATCACTATACAATAAACAACTCCAGAGTGTTATAGCGCGTTTGTAAAAATATTTACAAATAATAAATGACAAGGTTTGCAATCCTCGCCCTTATAGCTCTCGCTATCATATACGAAAAAGCGACCCAATCTGAAGAAATAGCTGGTTCTAAGAATTTCCATCTCAGTGCGGGTATGTCTAAAAATATATACAAACAAATGCGTGGGGATGGTGTCGATGCGGAAAGACTTAAAAAGTTCGTGCAATTGGAGGATCGTTTTCTTCAAATTGAACGAAATTCGGTATGTTCGGGAATATCAAACTATGTAGAGGGTGCTGTGATATCTAATTTAATTAAGGAACTATTTCCAAACTACAATTTTGCGTACCACACGATTCACCTCAAACAAATTGGTGAACCTCTTAAAATTGTGAACACACGAGTAACATGTTGAGAAGATTCCATACAAGCATCTTATGCTTTGGACTCTCAATTTTACTATAATTTCTAACGATGTACATGATGAGCGCATTATCGTCCTCATCATGTGTTTCCAATAAATATTTAACTGGATCGGGTGCGTTCACAAAATCATCGTTGATTTTGTATTCCAATTCAAGTTCACAGATTGACTTGTCGCTTTCACGACCCTTCCTAATGTAGTCGGCGATAATATAGAATACCGCGTCCAGGAGTTCCTCAACGCACATATCAATCCAGGAATCTGAGGGTGTTCCCCATTCCTTTGTATCAGAGTTGACAATGATACCGTGACCATATCGCTTCTTGCCAACCTCGAGGCGTTCAATCAATTGTCGCTCAATTGATTCCATATCTGTGTATACATCCCATTTAATCCTTAAGTTTACATCTTTTCTACTCTTGCCTTAGCCATAAGACCTGGTGATTTGTTTTTCCTGGCATTTAACCAAGTCTTCTTGTGATTCGCCAACTGTTTCATAGTTGGACCTTTAGTAAGAATATAGTTTGTCGCAGCATTTCTATACTGTGTCACCAAGTTACGTGGAACGTTAGTGACATTGAGTTGACTTCCAATAAACTTCTTTTCCAATTCTTGTCTTCTCTCCAGTTTCCAATTACTAACCATATCCCTCTTAATGGCATCCACATTCTTCTTGAATGGGAGACCCAATTTATTTCCCTTGTTCAATTGATTAATCTTCACTTTGATTGCTTTTACATCATTATCGAGGGATGGCATCACATTCTTGTAACGGTTCATCCACCGACTACCGTACAATTTAACAAGATCTCTACGAATTGAGTTTTCATTGAGACCTCTCTTCTTAACGACTTGCTGTACCTTTACCACTTCTTTTTGTTTTGCCACTTCTTTACGGGTTGGTTTGGATGGTGGCGTCTTTGGTTTTGGTTTTGGAGCTGTCATAGCGTTACGCACCTTTTCAATTTTTTTACAGAGAGTTGCCTTTGTTTCATTGGGATCAAGTTTGATATTAAGAATACCCGCAACTCGCAAAAGTTCTGTTTTACTATATCCTGTACAAGTCGCACGACCAACCTTGAATGTGTTACCCGTACCAGATAGGGTTACATTCTTATTCTTATTAGTATTACGGAATGTAGCGGTTTTAGTATTCGTGGTCTTCTTAATCTTATCACAAATATCTTCTTTCTTTGATGATTTTGTAATACCGACGATACCCATTTTTTTCGCAAGATCCACGAGTTCAGGTTTAGAGATGCGCATACATTGTTTAATGTCAATCATTAATGCTGCACGCTGATTTGTGTTGAGAGCCGTTTTTTTGGTAGTTTTTTTCTTGACTATTTTTACTTTTCGTGGTTGTTTCTTTGTAAGTTTAGATGGTATAGACGTTGTAAGTGTAATATCACCATTTTCGTATAAAAGTCTAGCGAGTTCTATACCAGTATCGTATGCATCAACTAATACAGAAGGATTCTTAGCACCTGAAATTTGAATATTACCAGATTTAGCTATAATAAATTTATAATCGTTATAAGTTCCGTACATAAATGGGGATTCATCTGGATTGTATGTAAGCCACGAAAATCCATATATTCTTTGTTTTGATGCGAGATCAGCCATATTAGTGATCACACCATTTACTCGAAATTGACCACTGAGATTGTTATATTCAAATGGATTATATAAGAAAGATTGTTTATCTGAATAAGTATCTACTATGAAACGTCGAATAAGTTCAGGTTGATTTGATATATTGGTTCCGATAAATCCACCAGAAAAACGAATCTTACCATTTCTATAAATATTTACAGTTGCACCTTTAGACTCCGAACCATTTGAAATGGTAATTTTAAGTTGAACTGTAAAGAAATCCTTTTTGAGATCCCCCTGCTTTCCATATTCTTTGGTATGAGTAAACCCAGTAACAAAACGCCCATAAATACCATTGATTTCTTTAGTGTCTATATAAAGACCCTCACCAATAGGTGCTTTGGGTAGTGGAGTTTGTAATAGTATCTTTTTCAGGTTTATACGCGTCTCAGCGTTAAAATCTTTATTGACAGTTGCATTAAACATACCTGGATTGAGCTTACTAACAACAAAATCAATGTTTTTTGCTTTAGGTGGAGTTGGAATATCGAGGATATAATTTACATTATCATTAGTATTACTATTTGAATCGTGAACAAACTGGGCAAACTCACCATAATTTTCATTACTTATTATATTTCGTTCAAGTCTTGGTGGAAATGTTTGAGGTTTTGGTGCAATTCCAAGTTCCATCTCAATCTCTCTCGTGAGAGCATTGTTTGACGCAGTTGTCGAAACAGAACTTGGGCTATTTGGTGATTGTATTTCAACCCCTGACCGTTTCACAAATTCTTTGAGCTGCTGACTCATATTACTATTGGGTGGTATTTTTTTTAATAGTCATCGGTGAATCCAAGACTCTCTTCGACCACATCAACACCATAAATGACAGGTTGTTTTGGATACGTACGTCCCTTATACTCAACTACTTCATCTCTAACTTCAATGTCTCTCGAGCTGAAAGGTCCTGCGTAGAAGTCCTGATTAAACTTGTGTTTTCCCAAGTTATTCGCTTGACAGTGTTGATTGAAAACCTGTACAAAGAGTTTCTGCGGCACAAACAAGTCTTTACCGTAGACAATATTTGTACTTTCCAAAAAGTTGTGCAGTGTACTTGCAACCATCGCTACTTGCTTCTGGATCTTCTTGAAGTATTCTGGTACAACATTCCAAATATCCTTATTTCTATACTTACGTGAATAATCAAGATACGCTTTTACACATTTGAGTAAAATAATTGGTAGTTCTCTGTCTAATTTTTCATCAAGTTGTGGATCTGCATCACGAACCTGTTTAGCGAAGTTCCATGGAAGAATACGACGAAGAACTGATCCGGAATTGTCTTTCCAATTTGGAACTTCATTACCACCCAACACACCCGGAACCTTCCATTCAATTGATACGGCTGTCTTATTCTTAACTGCAATGGAGACATCTTCACCTGATACCATTGATTGAAATTCGGCTTGTTCCAGAGCAAGATCACCCTTTACCTCTGGTGCAATAAACATGAATGAATCCTTAATTGCAGAGAGTCCAAACTTCTTCTCAATATTGTTCGAAAGGGTTCCAACATCTTCATTTTCATAAAACTTTTTGAAAACTTTTGTAATCAAGGTAGATTTACCGGAACGAGCAATTCCTTTGAAGAATGGTATTACTTGCCAACCATCCAAGTCCCCGATATCATAACAAAGACGACCACCCATGACATAAGCCCAATTACAGACTTCATCATCAAATTTCTGGTACTTGAGAATCGAGTCAAACCACGGAGTTGGGATATCTTGCCAACGCTCTAAATGTGAGAAGTCATCAAATTGTTGATCAAAGTACTTGCAAGCAATAATAGTTGGATCTAGGCATCTAAACTCTTTACTGTCATATGAGTAGAAGCAACAATCATACACACCCCGATCTGGAATCCATTCTTTGCCGACAAAAACACCATTCTTGAAGCTCCATACATGTCGTCTTTTTGTAATTTCTGGGAATTGGGCATCAATACACTTGGACATGTTGTCAATTACATCCCTGAAAACAGTACCACGACTCGTAAAGTTTTTCCATGTAACAAAATCATCATCTTTTTGGGCTAGAGAATAAACAAACTGTTCAATGGAGAACTTTGGCTGCCACGCTCTAGTCCTATGACCTTCAATAGTCTTAATTTCTTCGCAGCACTGACCTTTGTATCGTCTATATCCAGATTTGTACGTCTGATCGAGTGAGTATAGAAGACACTTCTGAAATGGCGTTGAATTTTCTATCTCATCTTCATCCATTGTAGATGGATCACCGAGAGCTTTGAATTGTGGCTGTGCTGTTGGATTATATACTCTCTCAAAAGTAATGTAGTGACGTCTGATATTATCGTAACCATCACTTACCTGTTTCAAAATGTTGTTTATCTTAGTTATGGTTGTAGCTCCGCTTTCATCCAGTTCCTTTTTTTGCATTTTTAAGTCTCTTGCATGATTCTTCAAATTTGTTAAATACTGTCTACATCTATCACGACTACCTTTTATAGCTGGCAGATCAATACTTGACGGATTAAGATTTCCATATTCATCAAAATTATCGCGATGAACATACTGGCGGTAGCCCAAATTCCGTGAATCTGTAAAATCGTTCGACTTGAGATTCCAAACAATTTCCCATTTATCAACCGTGTTACGAACGCCATCTTCTTTCATCGATTGGATATCTTGTTTATGAAGTTCGGTAAGAGCTTCATACTTATTGGGTTCCTTATCGATGAAATGGGTCTGGTCCATTTCTGTGATTTACTTACATACAATTTTTGTTTCTAAGCTTATTTTTGAGATTGCATTCTCGTAAGCATTTTAATTAATATCTTGTTTTGAGTTTCAATTTGGTAACATAGATTCACCAGGGCGGAACACACGGTATCGCCGTCTGGGGTCGCAAGAAGGGACGACATTAGACCTGCAAGATCCATACCTTCGTCTTCTTCCTCAAAAAAATCGCCGTCATCGTCTTCGACATCTGTATTATAAATTACTTCGTCCCCTTCTTCGTCGCTCACAATTTCACCTTCTTCAATTTCATCGATTGGTTCTTCAGGGTGAGATGACATTTAACATAGACTGAGAAAAGTTAGTAAGTAAATTTTCGCACTGGTGCGATTTTGACCAAAATTATTTTCTCCGTATATAGTACAAAAACTCTCAGAATGGCCGGTGGTCTCATGCAACTCGTCGCCTATGGCGCCCAAGACGTCTACTTGACCGGTAACCCAAAGGTTACCTTCTTCCAAGCTGTGTACAAGCGACACACTAACTTCGCGATGGAAAACATCGAACAAACTGTCAACGGTAACCCTGCCAACTCAGGGCGTGTGTCTGTCACCGTTGCGCGTAACGGTGATTTGATCGGTGACATGTACGTCGAACTCAAGTCCGCCGCGAGCAACACCCGCACCGCGGATGGCACTGACTGCAACTGGGTCGCTGAGCGTGCGATCAACAACGTTGAATTGTCCATTGGTGGTCAGCGCATCGACAAGCACTACCAAAAGTGGTGGAGATTGTACTCGGAGCTTTACTTGGATGAAGCCAAGAAGGCTACCTACGCTAAGATGACCACCGCGACTACCGGTAACACCGTGTACTTGCCTTTGATCTTCTTCTTCAACCGTAACCCAGGTTTGTACTTGCCATTGATTGCTCTCCAATACCACGAAGTCCGTATTGATGTTGATTTGGCGAGTGACTTCTCGACCTACTGTAACACCGATACCTTCAAGGTGTGGGGTAACTATGTGTACTTGGACACCGAAGAGCGCCGTCGCTTCGCGCAAAAGGGTCACGAATACCTCATCGAGCAAGTGCAACACACTGGTTCCGACACCGTGACTTCCGCTGGTCCCAAGCAAGTCCGTTTGTCTTACAACCACCCAGTCAAGGAGCTTGTGTGGTGCTTCTCCAACGCTGCGGCTAGTTCTTCTCTCTGGAACTTCACTTCCAGCAACAATGATGATGAAATCATCCTCGAGTCCAATGCGATGGCGGTTTCTGCGTCCAACTGCTACGTGCCAGTTTCCCAAGCGACTGGTGTGCCACTTGTTGCCTTCGGTGACAACGGTTCCACTGTGGCTTTCACCGAAGAAGCCGCGGGTCCACTTTCCGAGTTCAAGTTGGTCCTCAACGGTCAAGATCGCTTCAAGGCCCAAAAGGGTAAGTACTTCAACCAAGTGCAACCATTCAACCACCACACTGGTTGCCCATACCCAGGTGTGTACTCTTATTCCTTCGCGTTGAAGCCAGAAGAGCACCAACCAACTGGTACTTGCAACTTCTCCCGCATCGACAACGCCCAAGTTGCGGTGACCATGAAGGCTACCGATGCGACCACCATGCACATGTTCGCGACCAACTACAACGTCCTCCGCATCCAATCCGGTATGGGTGGTCTCGCCTTCTCCAACTAAGTTGTTGATTATGGCTTAAATATAAATATCGTCTCGTACTTCTAAAAACTTAAATATTAAGATATCAAAAAAAATATCCTAATATTTAAAATGGACGGTGCTAAGATAGCACTTCTCGCTTGTATATGCTCTTCATTCGTTTCTAGTTCTCAGTCTGTTCTATGTAAAGCTATACCAGGTAAAAATTGTGCCAATGTGCATGGAAGTATGATGTCTTGTATTTGTTGTGTAGCTATGTTATTGATTTTGTTCAGTACGTAAATTTAAAATATAATAATATAGTAAAATGATTGAAGAACGACGACAAAAAAAGGCTAGTAAAACTCAAACTCTTGGTTTTGGTATTTTGGCGACCACTTTAGTTTTATCTATGGCAATTGGATTCTATATGATGCGCGATGTTAAAGTCAATAAACTTAGTTAAAAAAATAATATTAATAAATAATATATCACAATGGGCTTAAAAGTACTTCTTAAAAATCGAAACTATTATGCATCTCTTGGTCCACAACCAATTCAAATATACAAAGATATGCATAGTAACGAAAAACCAAGAAAGTGGATAATGAGTGGTACGATTCAAACGTGGGAAAGTGAAGAAGACTGTGAAAACAACCTACCACCAAATGGTAGTGTTACTGTATATATTAATTTGGATTCACCCCCAAATGGTAATATTGTAGATATGATCTACGCTAAATATAAATCAACTCTTGGCGATTATGTAGATGATATTAGTGTCACAAGTAAATAAAATCCCAGTGTAAAATAATGGAGCCTCATTCGTGGTGTGAGAAGCAGGAGAAGCTTCTCAAATCATGGGCAGAGCGGGCTGCGGGATACCGCTGGCTTCATAACCACGCGCGTCTTCATTTCAAAAAACAGAATGATTACCTGTCATATCCGAGTATAATCATCGCGAGTATCACAGGTGTTGGGGGTTTCGCGGTTCTCAATCCAAGTGGGAATGATAGCGTTTCATCCGAAACTCGCGCTAAAATTATGATTGTCCAGTACTTCTTTGCGTTCCTCAATGTTTTGGGTGGTATCCTCACATCTATAGGTAAGTTTAGTCAAAGTTTGAGTCTCTCAGAGGCACACTCTGCGATGTGCGTCCAGTACTCCAAGTACTATAGAAATATAGATATGGAGTTGTCCCTTGATGTCGCGGACCGCACGGAGGTTGTTGATTTTGTCCGGAAGTGTCGCGAAGAGTACGATAGACTTCTTGACGAAGCCCCAGATATTCCCGCGATATCTATACAGGCGTTCAATTTGGAGTTCCCAGATAAAGTCAATAAACCCGATGTATGTAATGGTCTAAGTA